AGTTTCGCCTTTGTTTAGTGTAATAACATTGTCAGTAATATCTGTGTTCGTTGTTTCGATACTTGTAGTTGTACCAGTAATGGTTAAGTCACCGGCAATTACAACATCATTAAAGTTTGATGTTCCTACTGTTGCTTCAACATTGCCGTTTATATCTTTCCATGCACTGCCTTGATACATTTGCAAGCGGCTTGTTGAGGTATTATAAATTACATCGCCTTCACGAGCACCAATTGCTAGTTGTTCTGTACTGGTTACCCTTGCAAAACTAAACGGAACGCCGCCGTCGATTCTAACTCTGTTACCTGCAACAATAGATAAGTTTGTATCTGCTGTAAGTTGTGCAACGCCTAATCCGGAACCTTGGCTGAATGTCTCAATAACAGCATTTTCAATATTAACGGTAGTAGTACTTGCGCCTGCACCAATATTAATAATCCCGCTTGTACCTGCGTCAATTGCTAAATTACCTGTTGCTGGTCCAGTTACAGCGGTAACAGTTGCAGTAGTAATTTGTGCAGTGTTAGTAATTAATGCCGTAGTAGTAATTTCAGAGTTTAGTACATTACCTGTAATAATGCTATTTACACCGTCAACTAATAGGGTACTGTCGTCACCAAATACACTACCTTGTATATCTGTTACAAACTGCTGTCCTTGGTCAAACAATCCTGCAAGCTGTATGTCTAGATCAACTGTTCTTAAATAGCCTACATCGTTTGTAAATTCTGAAAGGAAAGTTGGTGCACCTTGTAGTGCTGCATAACTTACTTTTCCTGTAGTTGCGTTGAATACAATTTCTTCGTTGTATGAAACTAAGTTACCTTTTAGTGTAGTAGCAACTATTTCATTAAATTTGTTAGCTTCTGTGCCTACATACCCTACATTGTTTACGCTTGGCACTATACCAGTGTCTACAGTGATAGTATCTATCTCAATATTACCTAAGTCACTTAGCGGTCTGTATTCTAGTCCAGTGCCATCAGATTTTACTTTTACAAAGTAGTTTGGAGATCCAATAAACGAAGCAGGCGTGTCAGTTAAGTCGGCAAATGCTTGTGCAACTAGTCTGTTTCCGGCAACTCTAATATCAGCAGCATCAATAGTTCCTATTGCAGTGATGTTTTGTACGCCAACAATGCTGTTATCTGTAAGGTTTAAATTATCTCCGGATTGGATTTCTTTAATCTTATTATTGTCCGTTGTATCTAATACTAAGGGAAATCTATTTGCCATCTGCTAATTCCTGTTATTTTATATATTTATCGTATGTTCGGAAAGTATTAAAGCGCTGCTATTCTAGTTTGATAGTCGGTAAAGTCTGTACTTGCTGCAACTAATACTTTCAAATCTGTTATACTAATAAATGTTCCATCTGCGGTGTACAACTCATCAAAATTGTCATTTACTTTATCAAATGCTGTGCGTAGCGGATCGCCGTCGCCTTTGTTTGCACTAGTGCCTAAATTAATTACTTGCTTTGCCACGATCGGCTCCTTTGTTTACTTGTATTCTTAGTTTCCCAGCAACAGCAATTACTTGTCGCTGCTGGGGGTTTTTAGTATCAACACTAACTTTAACGCCTTTAGCTGATAGCTCTTTTACTTTGCTTTGTTTCATTAGTGTTTACCTACAACAACTTCAACTACACCGCGTTCGCCGTCTAGTTTGTTTTCTAGTGCTTTACCAATTACACTACCAACTTTTGGATTGTTATCAACAATAGCATATCCCGGAATGTTACTTGCAACTAACATGTCACCTTTAGCAACTTTACCAATCACCTTACATGGAACTCGCCCCTGTAGTGCTAGTGCAACAACATTATCGCCGGTGCAGTGTGAGTTCATTAAGTGTGCTGGGTTAGTAGATACCACCCCTGCTACACGATGTGTGCCATGTGTTGTACTTTGTGTAACTTCATTTGTGCCGCCAAATATTAGAACTGTACCCGGAGCATACTCTGCATCAGCAACATAGTTTTCTGCCAAGTCAGCGTAGTATGATTCAGTTGCAGTGCCGCGGAACAGAGTTGCATATACATCTTTGTACTTTTTAGTTGCACTACCAATGTCGTATGTATTATCAATATCCGGAACAATGCCTGTTGAGCTAAAGACAGCAGGCATAACACTTGAAGCATTACCTAGGTTAGCAGTAACAATACCAACTTGACCAGCTGTTGTCTTACCAGTGTTAGCACCAATTGATAAACCTGTACTTGCTGCACCTTTTTCGCCCGGTGCTTCAATAAAGCTTGAATAAATCCAATCTACACCTAGTACCTTCTCACCGTTAAAGTTTGAAGTTGTTTTTAGAATACTCTGAGCAATTCCAGTGCCGCCAATTCCGACGCTGCCTTTTACTAGCATGTCTGGGAATGTTGGACTAGCTCCGCCGCTTCCGCCTACTGCTGTAAATATTTCACCTTGTGATGGAGTTTTAACTACAAGAGTTAAACTATTTAATGCAAGTACTTCATAACTGCTATCACCGCCTAGTATTAGTGAATTAGCTTGTATTTTACCATTTACATCAGTTTTAACGATACTATTAACTTCACCTGTTTTTGTTACGTTTGTAATAGCATACGTGCCCACACCTGTTTTAATTAGTGCTTCGCCTGCGTCACTTGCTGATGATATTAACGCAACAAAGTCGCCGTCTGCTAAACCTAATCCTTCATTAACTACTGTGCTAAATGGTATTGCACTAACTGCGCCAGTTAACGCTGCACTTCTACCCAGTACAGTATCTGTTGCAATAGATTCAATATCGCTTACAGGAATACTTCCCGATGCAACAGTGACCCATCCGTTAGTAACATTAAATTTAGCACTATCAAAACTTACACTACCTAAATCACTTTGACTGATTGCTACAGCATCTGCTCTAACTGTAGCAGCATTTAGATTTAGTTTACTTTGTGCAATTTGTGCAGTACCTGATATGTCAGCATTAATAATAGTATTTGCAGCAATCTGCATATCAATAGTAGTATACCGTGTTTCTTGTCCAGGATTTACTCTTGTTGTAGTAATAATAACATCGCTGCCTGCTGTTGCAACACCGTTTGCCCATTCGTCTATAGGACCATCAATTACATTGCCTTGTTTTCCGCCTGACGCGGTAAGTACGTCTGCTGCTAGACCGTCTGCTGGCTTGCCATCACTAAACACACCAGTTAAGGGAGTATATGTTATTTCAACAATGTTACCTTCGATTCCAGTTAACCCTGATTTAACATCAACAACAGTACCCGAAGCACCTGATATAGATCCTGTAATAGTATCAGCAAGTGCAAAGCCACCGCCAATTATACTTCCAGCTTCTAATATAAGCTTTTTATATCCAGTTGAAACAAGCAGTTGATTTGAACCAGAATCATTATATTCAACGCTACGGAGATCTTTAATTTCATCATTGCTGCCTCTTCCTCCGTCAACATATGCCTTAGTAGCAGCATCTGTTAGTGCAGTTGGAACAGCTAGATTAGTAATAGTGTTGCCAGCAGCATTAAGGTTGTCTGTCATCGGAACTGTACCGTTGGGTGCAAGTACACCGGGTCCTAATTTATTAGAAACAGGAGCGCCGTTTACATCGTAACCTAGACGTCTGTTTACATAGCCGCGTACAGCACTTTCTGTCGGAACAGTATCAGAAGCGTTATCAACCATCGCTGTGTCTGTTGAGAATTCAGTAATAACAACACCGCGCTTAAATCCTAACCCATCAACATCTGATAGTGCAAGACTTGCACTAAAGCTAACTGTACCTGTGCCCTGGTCTACACTAAAGAATCTACCAACTCTAAAGATACCATTTTGATCTGAACTTACATAAAATACTCGACCTTTGCCTTTTTCGATAACTTCGTTGGCTTCTTTCTTCTCACCTGGTTCACCAAAGATAACATTTGGATAGTTACTTGAGTTAAATCCGCCTGTACCAATGTCTAAGAAGTCATGCCCAGTAGCACGACAAGTACTAATGTTAACTGTAACACTTCCAGTTGCGCCAGCCTTCAAGCCTGCACGTAATGTAACCAATTCGGTACCTAGTACAGTTGTGCTTGCAAGGCCGGGTGCGTTAGATTGATTAATTGTTTCGTAGTCTACTAGGTCAACAATCGCATATAAGTTATCTTCGCTAGGTTCTTCAACTACGTTACTTACCCCAACACCTCTATAGTTAAACACATAATGTTTTTTACCATACCAACTAACAATTGGAGCTTCTACAGCTAATGTATCGTTAGTTGAACCTGCAGGTCGATTGCCCACAGGTGTTCTTAAGTTGTTATTAAGTCTAAAGATTTCATTAGCATCTGCTAATTTTATAGCAAGTATAACATCGCCGGCAGTATTACCTTTGGTTGTTCCTGCGCCTGCTAGTGCAGTTTCTTGTGCTTTAGCAGAATCTATAGTTAGTCTAATATAATCATAAGTAGTATCTAATCCTGCTTGCGAAGTATTAGCAGGCAATTCGTTACCTACACTATCACTAGTTAAGAAACTAATACTTCTATAAACAAAGTCTGGATTTTCATCAAACGTTAAAGCTGTACTTGGACGAATTACTAATACATCTGGTCGAGCTAAGTCGGTAATAATGTGTGTTTGATTTCTATAGAAAACAATACTTGTATTAAACGGTACAATTTCTAATAATCCGTTTGCACTAAATGCTACATCGCCCGTTGAGAAGTTTAACTTGTATACCTTACCGCTAAACATCGGAGTACTACCTTCAACTGCAATAGTACCAGCAACGGTTACAGTTGCAATTACTCCGCCTGCCCCAATTGATGCAACTGTAACTGTACAGTCATTAGTGCTTGTAACGCCGCCTAACTTAGATCCGTCTACTAAAAGTGTATCGCCTACAGTATAATTAGTGCCTCCTTGTGCCGATGCAAATGTTGCAGTATATCCAGCATCTATTGTTTTAAACAAGTTAAATATAAATCCTGTAGCAGCAGGATTTGTAATAGTTGCTGTATAATCTGTTGTTACTGCTAATAACGGATATTCACCAATAGTATGTTGCACAATTTCTACGTTAGCAATTTCATAACGTGCAAACGCCGGACGAGCTGGGTGCCAAATGTTGACTTCTGATCTGTTTGACGGAGCATCCTTCATGTCGTAAACATAGAACGATAGTGATTCAACTGGGTTATCATAACCGTTTGAGTCAATAGTATTTGGAACACTGTTAGCTCCTAGCGCACCCGAAACACTACCAGACAGTTCGTTTGTTGTGTCAAATGCGCTAGATATGTTTGTTAGGTATATTACCTTTGAGCCACTTGTAGTACTAGTGGCAACTGCAACTTCTCCTGTTGCTCCTGACCCTGTTTGCGTTACTGTCTCGCCTGCTGTTAATACTAGTGGGCCTGTAGTAAATAGAATTGAATCAACATCAAATGCTTTCGCAGGTTGCGTCATATCTTGGAATAATGAAATTGCATCCGGAATTTCATTTGGATCACTGCCTTCGGCAACTAGACCAAACTCACCATAACAACTTGAGCCTGTTAGCGATCTAATCTCGGCACCGTTCTTTGAATAGTAACTAGCATGACAGTAGTATGTGAACATACTAACCATTTCAGATAGCGCACCGTTACATGCAACTAGTCCGTAACCTAAATCGTTGACTTGAGTAAAGTCGTTACCTAAGATACTTCTGTTACCAGCAGTTTGCAGTGTAATCGGTAACGGTGCGTCAATACTTTGTACAATACGATTAATAATTAAACGTCTATTGACAATAATATCGGTAGCTGCATCAACTAATGCTGTACCTACACTAAGTGCTGTTAGATCTGGAACAACTATGTTAGGCAAGCTGTTTAAGTTTCCTGCTGTAACAACGTTTTCAATAATCTGTAGTAATCCGTCAAGTACAGTACCTTCTGTGGCTGTGGCTGCGGCCCCTGTAGTATCTTGTGTTACTCCGTTTCCGCTTGTAGGAGTAGTTGATGCAACACCGGTTGCATCTGTAACAACTGCTGCTACAACAGTTGCTAAGTGTGCATATGCTGCTGCTGTAGCAAGTCTTTGTGCTTCTGGTAGTTGTACCACTGCGCCGTCAAAGTATGCGCGAGCGTTGATTGCTGTAGCACTATTGCCGCCGTAAAGTACGTCATATGTTAATGCATCAACAATATAACCTACATCTCTTAAACATTTAACTTGATCGTATCCTGCTGGAGGAGTGTTTGCATTTACATATGCTACAACTTCTGCTGCTAAGAACGCTCTGTTATTTTGTAGTCTAATAGCAGCATCGTCCGCATCGGCAGTAGGAAGTGCTGCTGGCGCTGGGAATACTAATGCATCTGCAACACCGTCACCTGGTGCTGAAACGCTTTGAGTGCCGTTATTAATAATATCAATAATTTCATCAAACGCTGCATTTGCCCTTGAAAGTGCCGTTGAATCATCTGCAACTTCTGGTAGTGCAGCTACTTCTGTTTTACCTTTTGTAATAGCAGCAACAGTTTGTGTCTTTTGATTACCTTGCACATAAGAGCCCGATGCTCGCTGGTATGCAATACCATTGTAAACACTGTTAAAGTTAGTACCTAATGCAACATCAAATGTTACTGCGTCGAGAATGTATCCAGAATCTCTAGCACATTTTACTGTATCAAATTCAAATGTGCCTACTGAGTCTAAGTCAACCCCTGTAGCCAATGTACTCGTTATACCAGTAAAGCCAACGCCACTGTTTGAGTTTGGAGATAATATTAGTTCTGCAGTACCGTTAGCTTTGTCATATGCAGTAACCGCGTTAACTTGGAAACGTCTACCGTCAATGTAAAATGCACTCGGAGTCTCTGGACGTCTTACATACAGACCTTGTGGAGCTGTAGGTGATCCAAGACTTTGAATTTTTAATCTAAATGCACTGCCGTCTACTTTTTCTATAACTTGTACGGCGCTGTTACCAACAAACGCATCAACAAACAATCCACCTCTAAATGCTTGCTTATTAAGTGACTGAGAAAAACTTGAACCAGTTTGTATGTATGGTGATTTAGTTAGAACTTGACCTTCGGGATCAAGTACACACATGAATCCGCCATGCCCTTGTACGGTTATATTTCGTATCATTGTTGCATCGTTCATTAAGAACACATCCATGTCAATGTTACTTAACGGCGGATTGTATTCTGCGTTGAATGCAAACTTAACGGTATCAATTAAGTTTTGTAATACCGTGCTAGGTCCGTCTATTGCTCTCCAAAATTCTGCAATTTCAGCTGCATTGAATATTGAGCCACTAATATGCTCTTTAGTTGGGATGTAATATGTTGTAACGTCTAGACCGGTTGTAAACTTAATGACATTACCTAGTCTATATGTTTGAGCAGTTGCCCACGCATTTGGCTCTCCTGAACCATTAAATAAGTCCTCGGCGTACACTCTATCACCCGCGCCGCCGCCTGCTTGATTGTAAAGCGTAGTTGGTGATAAGCCAAGTATTAGTTTGCTTGCAACTGTGTAAATGTGTTGAATACCTGCAACAGTTTCGTCTTCGGTGCCAGCCTCAACTGCACCAGCGTAATATTCGCCCTGTGCTTCAAGTGCAAACTCGTTACCGCCATTTCTAAAGTCTTTTACAAGAGCATCAACAATTAATCCTACATCTCTAAAACATTTTGCTCTACTGTAAGACCCAACTAGTGCAGGATATGTAGTTTCGATATAGTTAACAACTTGCTCTTGTATAAATTCTTTATTGTCAATAAGTGTAAGAGCGTTAGTTTCCCACTTGCCTACGTTTTCGTAACCTTCGCCGATATTTTTTAATCTCTCAGGCTGCGTTAGATAATGATAACCAAAATATCCATCGGCTCTTCCAGTTAACGGATTTATATATTCAATACCGTTGGGAACACTAGCAATTGTAAATGTAATGCTATTTGCGCCACCACCGCCCAATAGGTCATCTCCGACAGTTAGTCTTTCACCGTGTTGGAAATCTTTGCCTGCATTAGTAATTGTGATGTCTGTTACTGCGCCGCCAATTCCAATAGTAATGTCAAATTCTGCATCTTTACCTAATTTATCTGTTGTCCACAAACTAACGCTATATGTACCTGGTGTTCTAGATGCGTTAGTTTGTGGATCAAATGCAACTGCTTCAATGTTTGACTTACCTAATACAAGTCCATCAAATTCTGCATCTCGATAAAAGAATGTATTTGCCCAACGCGATTGTGACACACGTTTTTTAGGACGTATGATACAACGCCTAAATTCATCACCTTTAACTGAAACGTTTGCAGGAATACGAATTGGATAATCCTCTTCGTAGATGCCGCTTTCAACTCTAATTGAAATTTGTGTTTCACGCACATAATTTCCGTACTCTAATTCTTCTCCCGCTTCAAATTCAAACGGCTCTAATAGTTGTACTTCAATTTCATCTGTGCCTACAACACTAACTACTCTGTCGCCTGCTTCGTACTTGTAGTCAATAATTCTGCCAATAGCACCTGAGTTTTTACCACGAATAACTTTGCCTGGAATAATGTCTGTATTTTCTGGATTAGCCTGGTTAATAAATCCAAGTCCTCCATTGTTTACATTAATTTTGTAAGTTGTGGCTCCGTCAACAATCTGCGGAGCATCTAATACGCCATCGTTAATAACAGCCAACACAACATCCATTTTATTGCCAATAGCTTCATCGGCACTAGAGTCAGGTAATGAAATTGTAGTATCTTGTAGTACACGACTTTGATACAGTGTAGGCGGAGTAGTATTAGTTAGAATGTATTGCGTAACCAATGTCTTGGCATATTCAATACCAGCAATAGTTTCTACACGCTGTGACCCAATTGCTTTTTGTGCACTAACATTTGAATAGTAACGTATACCTGCCCAGCGCGATAGATAGTTAGCATTGTTGCCTAACAGTACATCTAAGCTCACACTGTCTAAGATGTATCCAACATCTCGTTGACAAATTTCTACATTATACGATCCTGCAAAATTAGGGAATGTTGCATCAATATATCCCGTAACTTCTTTTGCAACAAATTCTTTGTTAGCAACGATCATTGCTCTTGCGTTTGCACGATCAGCAATTGGACTAGTAATACCTACGGTATTAGCTGTAGCGTTAGTGCCACCTGTTGCATATGTCATAGTTTGCATATATGGACCTGGCTCAGGCGGTGCCGCAATAATTAGTTCTTCAGCTTTACGTGCTGCTGCATTAATAGTACGATATGCATATGCAGGAGCTCTGCCTTCTTTGCCATTCGGTGTAAATGTTTGTTGATCACTGCCACTAGTGCTAACATAAAGATTAACATTTGTAACAGAAGCTGCATTGTCAACATATAGTTTTGTAGCTGCTTGTAAATCATCTGGACCGTTCGGTAAACCTGTACCACGTAGTTCGCCCGGGTGATCAAACAAGTTAAGTGCGCCAGTCATGCTGTCGCCTTGACGTCTTACAATACTCTTGCGAGGAATAGCAACATTATCTAACCAATTGCCATCTAGTGTTGCATCATATGCTGCATCAGTAATTGAGAATGTACCAGTGCCGCCACTTAGTAAAATACGTCCTGTAGAATTAATTGCGTCACTTTCAGATGTATATAATGCAATAGAATTAGGATTGATAACACTAATATAGTAAGTACTGCCAGTGACAACGCCAAACGGATCAGTGCCTGTTGAATTAAAAATAACGCCAGCACCATTAAACGCTTCAGTTAACCCGTGCGCAGTAATAGTTAAATTGCCTAAGCTGATTCCCGAAGCAGTGTATACATACCCACTTGCATCTGCAGGTTCGTCGCCGAGCCGTATCCCGCCGCCTGCAACTGCCTTTGCTTGATAGTTTCGATCGGCAAATGCTTTGTCAATAACAAGCGAACCTGTTGTTAAATTTGTTCCGTGTACTGAGTTAAATGTATCAATAGCAGCCTGTGTAACACTTACGTTTGCAATTGGTTGTGTAGCTGCATCCATTGGACCGCCTAGGATAGGCTCGGGATCATTTGATACTTTACTAACTAGTTGCTTGATAATAACTTTGCCGTCTACAGTAAAGTCAAATCCAATAGTATCCGGTGTGCCGTCTAAGCTGTTGTCTGATGCAAGTTCAAGCAAGTTAATGCCGCTGCCATCTGATTTTACAAGCGGTACTTTGTTTTCATTACCTTCGTATGTGTTAGGAGTGTCATTAAGATCAGTAAATGATATCTGTCCACCGATTCCGAATACAGCATATAGTTCTTGGAAGTTTTCGTTTACTTTACGAAACGACTCACGAATACTATCGCCAGTGCCGTCATTGCCTTCAATGCCGATATCAATTTGTTGCTTTGCCATTTATATTGCTCCGTTTATACTGCTGAACTTGCTAAATTTGGAAGTTTATCCATGTCGAAATTTACACTAACACCGCAGCCGCATGCTGACTTTGCGTTAGGATTTCGTATCTCAAAATTAGAACCTACTATAGATTTTACATAATCTAGTTCAGTTCCTGCTAGAAACATTAAACTGTGTGCACCTATCACAAGATTCCCACCGTCGCATTCAATTAAAAAATCTTTTGCGTCGATTTCGTCTGCTTGTAGTGTGCCCCAGTCATATTCAAAACCTGCACAACCTCCGCCTTTTAAGTTTAAACTAACTGCGTAACAGTTGTTTTCCTTGCAGATGTCGCTGATTTGAATGTTTGCTGCTGGAGTTACCGTACAAATAGTCATAATGTTTCCTTCTATGATAGTATTTATTATTTAATTTTATAATCTTAATGTAAATATAGTTATGTTCATAAGAGAATTCAAAAAGCAAACCCGGCACATTCGTAAATCAAAAACAGGCAAGGAACACGCCTATACACGTGATCAAACTATATGTGTGTTCCGCTGTGATAACTGCGACACAGAGTTTGAACGTGCTAGAGGAAGTATGGATCCCAAACGTCTAAGCAATTCCTACTTTCACGTATGTAAGAACTGTGATAGTAAGGTTTTTGCTCAAAAGAAAGGCGTAGAACAGAAGCAAAAATGGAATATGACTGCTAGTAGTTCTACGCCTATTGGAAAATTATAACTATTCGTTTTCTTCTAAGATTGCTATAGTTACTAAATCGTTTTGTAAAAGTTGTATCTCTTCAGTTAGTTCTTGATATTCTTTTGAATTGGGGTCTAAGCTATCACGGTTGTTTATTAACTCTTTAATTATCTCCAACTGCATATCTTGCCTCTTTTAGTTTTTAGATTTATAATCTGCTATTGCTGCTTTAATTGCGTCTTCTGCTAGTACCGAGCAATGTATTTTTACTGGTGGTAATGCCAGTTCTTCTGCAAGCTGAATATTTTTAATTTCGCTTGCTTCAGTTAAACTCATTCCTTTAACCCACTCAGTTACTAATGAGCTAGATGCAATTGCACTTCCGCAGCCGTATGTTTTAAAGCATGCATCGGTTATTACATCGTCTTCTACTTTGATTTGCAAGCGCATTACATCACCACAGGCAGGTGCACCCACCATTCCAGTTCCTATGTTGTCTGCAGGATCCCACTTACCAACATTACGAGGATTTTCGTAATGGTCTAACACGGTTTTTGAATATGCCATAATTTATATTATTTTTCCTTTTTGAATAATGTCCAAGCACCGTATGCAATAGCTGCATATGCTGCTAGTTTAGCAAACGGTCCTGCTATTAGTACTACTAGTCCTACACCAATAAGTACTGCGCCGTCTAATGAAGTACGCTCGTCTAGTCTTTTCTTTATCCATGCTTTAACCATTTCTAGTCTCCTTGTTTCAAATATTTAGTAAATATTATTCCTTTAAGTTGTTCTACTGATGCTTCGACACGAGTTAGTTTGCGTTCAAGTACAGTTATTGCTGCTCGTTGTTTTCTTGACTGCTCTTCTAAACTCTGTACATATCGTTGCGTAGGCACTTTATTTTCTGAGCCGTCTTCTGCAACCATTACAAGATGATCTTGTCCTTGTGCTTTTAAGCCACCACTAACACGATTTGGATTCTTATTCGAACTCAAGCTCTCTGCTGTTGGCTTCTTTCGACCGTACATTTTCGCTAGGTAATTCATATCCGTTTCCTTTGTAATATTTATACAGTTCTGTGCTTGGGCTAGGCTTTGTTGGGCAAATAATCCGTTTTACAGAAAGAAGCATTCTGCGGAAACAAAAGAGAAGTTTAAAAAGAGAGTCCCTTTATTCCAAGGGACTCTCTCAGTAAGATTAATTACTAGACAGTGTTTTCTTAGCTGCTCGGTCAGCAACCAATTTATCAAAATCAGTTTGTGCGTCTGGTCCTTCATAGTGAGTAATTGCAAGCCAACTGTGAGTCATTTCATCGCCTGTTCTTGAACCGCCCATTACCCACATATCAGGGTCTGGATTATTTGGATTTTCTGCTGTGTTGTCATACCATTGCTTTAGAACAATAACTGCTCCTGCTGGTAAGAGTGGTGCTACTTCTGGATCGTACAAATGACTGTGATGCCATGTTGCACTCCAATTTGATACTTGGCTAATCTGTTCTGTTTGTCCTGTCTCAGGA